TGCCGCTGTGGCGGTCCGTGACAGCCCGCCAATCGTGTGAATTAGCCCTAATCCGTAAAAACCAAAGCCCGGAAGGAACTTATAATGCACAAAATACTGAATTTTACGCTTTTCTTCGTCATCTTCACGATAATTTCGACGAATTGACAGTATCTGCCCGTTATCCTGACTGATTGTGACAACATATGGTATCTTGATGCCGGTTAACTCGCCATCCTCGTCCTCATCTTCGTACCCTTCAAGGTCCAAATCGACATGACACTCCAAAATAGTGCAGTCATAGTCGATCTGAGTAGGTGTAACGCCGTCAATGCGCTGTATTTCGTCCTCAACGGAGTTAGTTTCGCTCTGCGCGGGCAAAACATCCATGTCCAGATAGAAACCAGAGACCTGTTTCTTCCGCAAATCGTTCAACGACATGCGGATAACCTGCGTTATGTTGGGACAAGTCTCTAAATCTGACGTTTCATATGGGACAACTAGGTGTTCTGCCGGTACAAACTTACTTACAGCCCGACCTTTTGTTTCATCATAGTAAACTTTTTTAAACGTAGACCCCGCCAAAGGCAAAAAGAACAACATCTGGTCAAGTTCAGGCGTGTACTCCTCCATCACGTTGGTGATGTAGTAGTTCATAAACTGCTTTACGCGGATAGCCTGCTGCTCTTTTTCCCTTGTTTCTGATCCAAGTACAGCAGTTCGCACGGGACCGCTGGCTGGCAGCAACTCATTGAACGCCTGCGCCTGAAACTGCGTAGCCGCCTCGGCAAGCAGCGGATGCGTGACTCCGGTGGCTCCCCGGAAGGGCTGGGCCCTCTCCTCGTAGGAGAACCCCAACAACTCCAAACCGTTAGCGTAAGCATCTTCCCACTCCTGTCGCCCTGATTTGTTGCTGTCAAACTCAGACATCAGATCACCGGCAATCCGCGACAACTCACGGTCCGGCATCTCCTCTGCCAAGTTCATGTAGAAATCATCGCTCTTGCCGCGCTGATCCTGCGGATCAAAGTCCACGGTCATGCCACCGTCCTCGTCAGGCGTGATCTCTACATCCATGTTCTCCGCCATGCCCTCAAAAGACACGACGTTGTCGTCCATGCTGCCCGGTAACTCAAGTTCTACTTCAGCCGCCAAGTCCTCCATATCCAACTGAGACGGGACGTTCTTGTCTACCATTCCGGCTATCGGTTCACGAGCCATGCGTTATCCCCTTAATCATATTTATTCACGTTGAAGAAACCCTGACGGTCTCTCGGAAAGTATACATCAATGCCCTCTTTTGGCGAAACAAACCTTCTTTTACCCGGCTCTCTGCCGAGGATAACGTCTAACTGCTTGAAAACCTCATCATCAACCATCTTAGCAACCTGCTGAGAAGTGACATTTACACCTGCCTGCTTTAACAGCTTCGCACCAAAAGCGTTGTTACGCTTGTCCATAATGATGTCTTCAGGGGTCGCACCCATTAATTTATCTGTAAACTCAGACAAACCACCCAACTGTTGCGCGGTCCGTGGTCCAAAATCCTTCGCCAGCAAAGCAGTTTGCAAAGCATGTGCCCTAGCATCCTCTAACTCCTGATATGTAGGCATGTCCGCTCTTGGACGCTCCGCCCGCATAATTTCAGTAGTAGTATCAAAATCACCGCGCTCCACGTCATCTGGATAGCCGTACCTAGTTTCCAAAACCTGCTCAAAAGTAGGAGACCCTTCAGGATAAAACATGGCAGCACCCTCGCTGCCCTCTCTACCTGATGCGCGGACCATGTTCTGCTGCTCTGCGCTAGGTAAATCAATCCGTGGGTCGAGAAGCGCGGACATTATTCCAACTTCGCCGCCGTCATCAAAACCGATAGGGCTGGTTGTTACTTTGCCGTCCTCTATCTCAATCTGCTGTGGTACAAAACGACCTTCTCGACCAGCAAACGGGCTTCCAATACTGGCTGAGTCTTGTAAATCCGCAAGACTGGCCACACCACTTTGTATGTCTTCTTCTGTAATTCCAGATGCCGTGTCTGCAAAACCCTCGTAAAACTCTTCGCGGCCCATGCTTTGACCGGCAAACGATGGAGGTATCGGAGGCATCTGAACAATTCTACCGTCTACCTCAATCCTAGCGTTTGGGTCATGGGGCGTTGGTTCTAAAAGATCACTATATATCCGGTACTCTCCTGTCTCCCCCTCTTTGTATGACGGTCTGTTCATGCGAAGAAACTTTAAGAACTCTTCTAGCTCTTCCTTTGTCGCTACCGACATCGGGGACCCTTCTCCAAGGTCTACTATGCCGCCTTCTTGGTAACCTTCAACAATAGAGTCCGGAAAGCCCTTTACATAAGGGTCCTGACCCTCCTTCATATAAAGTTTTTGATCACTTTCAGGGTAGTTCAAAACCGCACTAGCACGACGGTTTCTGAAAAGCTCAATCTGATCTCGTAATCTTTCTGCTTCTTCGTAATGATAACGTGCGTTGTCCACTGACCTTTGAGTGGGAAAAACATCCCCTTGCATTTCTACAGGGTTTTGAGCTTCCGACAGATGATGCATCATCTGCTGCTCCAGATCTTGAAGGTAATTGTATGAACCCGTTTCCACTTCTTCTGGGGTCATAAAACGTAAATCATCTACACCGGGAAGGGACCCGTCGTCTTGTAACTGTACGTCTCCGCCGTTTTCAAAACCTGAAAAACCAAAAAAATCTGCAAACGTCTCTCCTCTGGGGTCTTTACCACTATACAGGGTCTGACCCTTCCGGCTCTTTTTAACGATGTAAGTATCTGAGGCACGAGCCTCCGGGGCCCCTGTAAAATAATCAACAACGTCTTCAAACTTGTCGGCGATATACTCCCCGGCAGCCCCCAAATTTACTACACTATCTGACATCAGTAATAAGCCCTAACCCTTATCTCTGTATCCTCATCGCCCCAGTCGTCCGACGGTAGTTGTACAAAATTACCCTGACGATATCTCATCAAAGCCTGTGTCATACTATCTACCAAGTCATCATACTCACCATTGGGAAACGCGGCTACCTCTTCAATCAACTCGTCTGCAAACGCTTCGTCCGGTGCCCAGACCATGCCCGCCTCAAAAAGAGGAGATACAGAATGAACTCGCGTAACCTTATCATTACCTTTGCTCGGCGTAAAGTTAACAACTGGTATTCCTACGTTTCTTAATTCATGCGTCAACGGTAAACCAGACGCCTTCGCCTCCACGATGACGGTGTCGGGGTCCCAATACTTATACTGATCCAACGCTATCTCTTTCAGTTCCGGAAAATCCCAACGCCCCTTCTGGCTATCAAGAAGTATCAACGCCGGGGGTCCCCCAGCCTCTTCTGGGTGAAAAACACCCCACGTTGTAATTGCAGAAAAGTCAGAAGTTTCTCTTTTACTAAACGCCGTATCATAACTCTGTATTACAAACTCTAAGTTAGGCACGTTCGACTTCTCCCAACGCTGCCACCACTCCCGCCTGATAATCGCATTCTCTTCGCCCGTCGGGTTCTGCTGATACTGCGCGTTCCATTTGCTGGGCGGTATAGATGCGCGGACCGCGGTGAGATCTTCCATAGACCAGAACTCTGGCCAACACGGCGTGTCGTCATCAAAAATAGCAGGAAGTTCTACAACCTCCCACTGATCTGCCAAAGGATCTTTAGCCATTGCACGAAGCAGTTGACCCGTCATGTCCTTTTCGGACCAGCGCGTCTGAACCAGAACTATCGACCCACCCGGCTGGAGTCTCTGTCGGGGGCCCCCTGTGTACCAATCCCATGCATCGTCAAAACCATTCGCCGACATCGCTGTCTGTTCCGAATGCGGGTCATCAATGATTACGAGATCACCGCCGCGTCCCGCCAAGTTCGATCCCACGCCAACGGCATAGTACATACCACCAGAGGCGGTGTCCCATCGTCCTGACGCTTTACTATCAGCAGCCAGACGCACTTCCGGGAATATGTCTTTGTAATCGTCACTATCAATTAAGTTCTTCGTCTTTCGTCCAAAGTTTACTGCAAGCTCCGTGGTGTGCGTTGCTTGAATGATCTTCATTTTTGGATTCTTACCCATCATCCATGCAGGAAACAAGAACGAAGCGAACTCGGACTTCGTATGACGCGGGGCCATATTGATGATCAAACGCTTCAACTCGCCGCTAGCTACACGCTCAAGCTTATCAGAGATAATTTTATGATGACGACCAGCGATAAACTCTGGCCACATATTTTTTACAAAGATTAAAAAGTCCGCTCGACAAGCTTCATTACGTTCAATTTGAGCTAACCGAAGACGAAGTTTCGCCTCCTGATCTGAAACATCCATAGGGGGCCCCTAACTGCATAAAAGATACGCATAAATATGCACAATAATTAGGCAGTTAACAACTCATATCATTTTTCACATAAATATTTGCGAGAAACATGGCCCTAGCTCACGCTTGCGACAGCGCGGGCCGCGGCGCGAAAATCGCGAAAAAATGGCAG